AAACCACCGCCTCCAGAGATTAAAAAGGCGCAGATGGATGCACAAGCCAAGATGAAACAGATTCAAATGCAGGCACAGCTTGAGCAACAGAAAATGCAGGCCACAATGGAAATTGAAAAGGCTAAACAAGAGTATCAAGCTCAAGAGAATCTGCTCCGCAACCGCATGGAAGGCGAACGCGCTGACCGTGAGATGCAGATGGAGCATGAACTCAAGAAGCATGAGATTGACCAACAAATTAATAAGGATTTGCTGTTGGCTTACGTCAATAATGCCGCTAAAATTGAAACAACACGTATCTCAAGCGGTATTGATGATGGCACATTGGCTTACGCAGATGCCGTACAACAAGCAAGTATTTTGCAAGATCAGTTAGGATATTCAGACATGAAGAATCACCCACTGCAACCAGTTATCGAAAACATGAACATGAGCAATCAGCAAATGACACAGATGATGGCTATGTTGCTTGAGAAACTATCACAACCTAAGTCCATTGTGCGTGATGCCAACGGCAAGATCGTAGGAGTTCAGCATGGCCAGTAACTTAAAGTATTCCAACGGCACGCGTGATGCCCAGCAACAAGGCTTAATTGTCTATGCTGGTTCAGGCGCATTAATCAAGATTTACAACGGCACTCAGCCTGCTAACGCTAATACAGCTATTTCTACCCAGACTTTGCTGGTTTCATTGCCAGTTTCAGGCTCATTTGGTACAGATTCCAACGGTACGATTACCCTAAGTTCTGTTACTAACGGTACTGCCGTAGCTACTGCAACTGCTGAATTCTTCCGAATCTTCAAATCTGACGGCACAACCGTAGTAATGGATGGTTCAGTCGGCACAACTGATGCGGATATGATTTTGGATAACACAAGCATTGCTACAGGTCAGATCGTAAGCATTACTTCAGGCACGATTATCCGAGCTAACCAATAAGGTAAATCATGGCTTTAATCTTAAAAGACCGTGTTCAAGAAACCACCACCACAACTGGTACTGGTACGCTTACGCTTGGCGGTGCGGTTACTGGTTATCAGGACTTTACAGCTATTGGTAATGGCAACACTACCTATTACGCTATTTATGCTTCTGGCGGTACAGAGTGGGAAGTCGGTATTGGAACTTATACCGCTTCAGGCACAACACTTAGCCGTGACACAGTATTAGCATCAAGTAATTCTGGCTCATTAGTTAGCTTTTCTGCTGGTACAAAAAATGTCTGGTGTGATTACCCTGCCGCCAAAGCTGTATATACAGATGCAAGCGGCTCGGTTTCTCAAGCCATTGTCAATATCTCTGGCATATCTGGCGCAATTACAACGCCTGAATCTGTTACTTTTGATGTAACGCCTGCAACAATACCAACTGCAACTGGTTCTTTATACTGGGATTCTGCTGATTCAACCCAGACTTTAAGTCTTGTAATGGAAGGCGGCAACGCAATCCAACAGATTGGTGAAGAACAGTATTACCGTATTAAATGCCAATCAGCCATTACTGAAGGTCAAGTAGTCATGTTTGCTGGCACAGTAGGCGCTAGTGGCGGTTTAATTGGCGCTCCTGCATCTGGACTGACTGCATCAACAGCATCGTATGTAATGGGCGTGGCTACTGAAAGTGGCGCTACAAACGACTGGATTTATGTAACTTCTTTTGGTTTAGTGCGTGGCATTGATACAACTGGCGGTGCAGAAGCATGGGTAGATGGTCAGATTCTTTACTATGACCCAACAGTCGCTGGTGGTTTAACCAAGACATCGCCTTCAGCGCCTAATGCTAAAGTGCAAGTTTGTGCTGTAGTCTATGCGGCTTCTAATGGTTCATTGTTTATTCGCCCTAGTTTTGGTGGTATTTTGGGTCAATACGAGGGAGATGTGCAAGTTACTACTCCTGCTAATGGTCAACTGCTCATCCGTGACCAAACCGCAGGAAAATGGGTTAATTCAACATTAACTGCTGGAACTGGTATATCTATTAGCAACTCTGCTGGTGCTGTAACCGTAACTAATACTGCACCTGCATCTGGTAGCGAAGTAACATCTGTAACTGCAACTAGCCCTGTTATATCAAGCGGTGGCACAACCCCTAATATTAGCTTGGGCAATATTCCTGTAACTAACTTAAATAGCGGTACAGGCGCAACTTCAAGCACTTATTGGCGTGGTGATGGCACATGGGCAACAGTAGCGGCTAGTCCTGCTGGCTCTACAACAGAAGTCCAATACAACAATGCTGGCGCTTTTGGAGCATCTTCTAGCTTTACTTACAACTCAACAACTGGTGATTTAACTGCGCCAGAAGTAGTTGCAAGCAACGGTTTAATCGTCAATTCAGCTATCGTAAACACAAACTATACTGTTGCCACAGACTTTAACGCCTTTAGCGTTGGGCCAATGACAGTAGCGAGTGGTGCGGCAGTTACAATTTCTTCAGGTCAAAGATGGGTGGTAATTTAATATGTCAACTATAAGCGCAGGTACAACTTCTACTACAGCCGTCATTGTTACGGCAGATACCACAGGAAATCTATCTTTTGCTCCGACCAACGGACTTAGCTCATTTTCTGGCACAGGTTACAGCCCTAATTTGGCTTTGACTGATGCCGCTACGATTGCATGGGCAACGACTTCAGGTCAAGTAGCTACATTCACTTTTGTATCATCTAGCCGCACTATGGGCGCACCTACAGGCTTAGTATCTGGTGGCTTTTACGCATTGGCTGTGATTCAAAACGGTGGCTCAAACACTTTGACATGGAATAGTGTATTTAAGTGGACAGGTGGCACAGCCCCTACCCTATCAACTGCCGCAGGTGCAAAGGACTATTTTGTATTCCGTAGCGATGGTACAAACTTATATGAACAAGGTCGTTCACTAGGGGTTGCTTAATGACTTTACCAGTAGTATTTACCGCCAATGGGCCAACAGGCTATAACCTAACCAATTCTTTACGATTTAGGGCTAGTGCTTCTGCTTATTTGAATCGTACTCCTGCTAGTGCTGGAAACCGCAAAACTTGGACATGGAGTGGATGGGTAAAGCGTGGCACTTTAGGCTCTCAAGATGATTTATTTGCGGCATATATTGGTTCAGGAACAACAGATAATCAGTATTTTAATTTGTTTTTTGATTCATCAAACACATTAAGGGTTAGCGGCTATTCAACTTCATATTTAACAACAACTCAAGTATTCCGTGACCCATCTGCTTGGTATCACATCGTTGTTGCTATTGATACAACGCAATCTACTTCTTCAAACCGTGTAAAACTTTATATAAACGGCACACAAGTAACTGCATTTTCAACTACCAATTATCCGCCACCGCCTCCTGATGCACCCCTGTCTGTAGTATTACCCCCAGCGTTTCCTTGTCCTGAAGTGCCTGCTCCACCGCTTGCTGGAACGCCACCATCACTAAATCCTGATCCGCCTCCTGAACCACCACTAGCACCATACTGCACGGGGTGCGTGTGGTCGGGTTCGGTGTTCGTGTTCCCGTTGTGAGAGTGCGACCCGTCAGTGCTGAGCGTAGTTGTGTGCACATGGCCCCCAGATGAGGCCGACGTAGTGCTAAAGGAGTGGGTGTGCGCGGGAATGGATGTGATGGCGTTCTGTCCGCCTGTGTCCCCGGGGACGTAGCTGCCTCCGCTTCCTGCACCGACAACGAACTTTCCGCGAAGATCAGGAGTTCCGCTTGTTCCGTCGCAGAGAGCCCACCCGGACGGAATGGCACCAACAGCCCCACTCCACAGGATGATCGTTCCGGCCACAATGGTCCCCGTTCCGGAGAAAAGAGTCGCTGTCACGGTGCCTGATACAGACATGGAACTAAGGCCCGAGATCGAACCGCCCGTGATGGCAACGGATGAAGCCGTCAGGGAGTCCGTGAGAGACGACACCTTTGCGGTAGAACCCGCCCCGTCACAGTAAATAATTTCTGCGCTTGAGGCGGGGATGGAGATGTTCCCGCCAGAACCCTGCGTGAACGTCAAGGTCTG